TCACCAGGGAATTGATGCCCCGGGCCAATTTCACCTTCTCACCATCAAAGAAGAAGAACAACTTCCCCGCTCCGGCCATGGTATCCATTTCCTCTTTCGTCCAGACATCGCAGCCAATGACTTCCGGCAGCGGCGCGTAGGTACAGGAAATCGTCATGGGCGTCCCGGCGATGATGCCGGCGATGCGCCCACAGTACTGGGCCGTCGTATAGGTCCTGCTCTTCGTGCGGATGGTCTTGTTGACGAAGTTGATGACACCTTCCGTATCTGCCGTACAGTCCGGCAGCACAGCCTTGATCATCTTATCTTTATTGGTACGCATCCCCTTGACCCAGGTGGCGATGGTATCGATGTGCGACGTTCCGATATCCGGGATGACCAGGTAATCGAAGCGCTTGTTCTCGATGACCTTCAGGATATCCGTATAGTCCTCGGCTTCACTGCTGATGATCTCAGCAATGACTTTCTTCGGACTGTTCACATAGCCCCGGAGCGCCAGTTCCAGCTGTTCCCGGTTGCTGTCGGACAGTTCCTTGGGAATGTCATCTGCTGTGTACAGGTTCACTTCCGTCTCTGAAGGCAGGGTCTCTTCCTTCAGAATCATCAGAACAATGCCGCGTTCACTGCGTTCGATAGCACTGATGCCTTTTTCCTTGAACACGACATTAATGGATGGCATTTTCATATTTCGTTGTCTCCTTTCCCCGATACCGCTGATGCAACACTTTCATCCGTTCGACTGCTTCCGTTTCATCTGCGGAATCGTAGTACTGGACGGTCAGCGTCAGCCGGCCGCCATCGTTGTCGGCACCGATGAGTTCCTCGTTCATCGAGCGGACAGCAAAAAACCTGTCCTGGACGGCAATCCCGTCACGGAACAGGTCTTCTGCAGCAGCCAGCACTTCATAGATGGATGCGCTGGCCGTCTGCTTCTGCGGTATATAGGTGATGTACATATCTGTATCCCGGTACACTTCCTTGCGGCCCTGAGGCGAAGCCACCGTCATCGTCTTCAGGAAAAACGCTGGCGGACGGAACCCTTCCTTCACTTCCTGCAAGTACACGGGATACGGGAACCGTTCCTTCAGCTTCTGCTGTACGGCCTGCAGGATGTCGATGTCATGGATCATGCGCTGCCTGCTTTCTTCAGGAGCTTCTTCGCCAGTTTCTCCAGGCCCGGCTGCAGTTCCCGGGCTTCGAATGCCTTGACGGATTTCTCCGTATAGTGCTGGCCTTCATAATAGCCAATGGTCCTGCCGCCCGGCGTTTTCTTGACATGGCCGTTATTGAGCAGGTGATGGACCGGATGCCTGTTGACCAGTTCATAGGTCAGCTCCGAGCCGTTATACCCTTCCACCTTATGCTTCCAGCCTTTCTTCAGCTTGCCCGTGCTGCCTTCCGGTGTGTTTTTTACGCACTCCTTTTTGAGCTTGTTGCCGATAGTGATCAGGCCTTTCTCGGCAGTCCCTGGGAAATCTTCAACGGCAGCCATCAACTTGGAAGACAATTCTTCCAGGCCGGTCATGTCAAAGTCCGCTTTGCTCATAGTCCGTCCCCCTCACTTCTTCCGTACAGTACAGCTCCAGGGCTTCATGGCGCATATACGGGTCGACGATGGTGTCGATATCGTAGAGGTGATTTTGGTATTTCACTTTCATGTCGTGGGTGACGCCCGGACGCCAGCGGATGGTGATCTTGCTGTACTCCGTGTCCGCCTTGCGTTCCATCTCATAGAACACTTTTCCCCTGGCAGGCTCGATGGATGCCCAACAGCGGTACACTACGACGTCAGCCTGGGTATCGAAACCATATTCATCCGTCACGGCCTGCTTTCCCAGAATCTCAATCCGTTTATTCAAAAGCCCCGTCTTCATGGGCATCCCCCCCTTTTCAAAAACAGCTCCTCCGGACCCCGAAAAGAAGCCAGCGCAGCCGCTTCAGAAGGCCGGAATAATCGGCTTCTTCCCGATGCTCGTACAAAAAGGCAGCGGCATAGAGGATGGCTTCATGGAACACGACGGGATTCTCTTCGGCATCCGCTTCCTCGCAGCGGGCCAGATCCAGGCACAGGGCCTGGGCCGTTTCCAGGGAAGACTGGATGACGTCATCATTACTCGTGTCATCTTCATCAATCCGCAGGTATTCCCTGGCTTCTTCCAGCGTCACAATCATGGCTTATCCCTTCGCTTTCATCTCCAGGGCCTGGACCGCTTCCTTCAGCATCAGCATGCCATCGACGCGCTGGCTGGCGAGGAAGCCGATCTGGCCGTTGGCGGCATACAGTTCGTTGAGCCGCTTGAAGGAGCGGTATTCCCGGTCGGCAATCCAGTAGTAGCTGAAATCGCCGAAGAGCATGGGACGGCTGCCGGCCGCCAGTTCCGGGGCAAAGGATGTGCTGTAGCAGGGACGGTTCAGGATGGTATCCGGTGTCCCGGCCGTGACAGACGGCTGCCAGATGTAGTTGCCGTTGTTGTCTTTGATTTTGCGCAGGGCCTTGATGGTCGCATCGTTCAAGAGCCAGACAGCCTTGCGGCGGTACGGGATGCGCAGGGAGTGATACAGGTCGATGACATCATCAAAGGTGATGGATGCGCCATTGGCTGTCACGCCCAGCTCCGCGGACGGGAACACGCCAGTCGGCTTGTTCTTCCCGTCACCGATGAGGAAGGCTTCTTCTTCCTTCGTACCGATACGGCGGGCAAATTCGCCAGCGATATAGCTTTCCAGGTCGAAAGCGCTGTCATTCAGCAGTTCTTCCGACACACGGATAGCCGTCCCCAGCTTGTATGCCCCGATGGACTGCTGGCCGAAGGTATCCTGGCTGTCCGGATAGAGCCCATTCTCTTCCATCCAGGACGCTTCGCCATGTCCCGTCACGACGGGAATCTTGCGGTCGCCGCTGGTATGAATGACGGTGGCCAGGCCGCGGAAGAAGTTCTCTTCCTGGAGCTTGTCGATGAGCTGATGCTCGAATTCATCCGGCACCAGATAGCCGCCATCGGCATCCGTGCCAACGCTCAGGGCGTTCTGTACATCAATGAAGTTCTTATGGCGGATGCTGTCCCAGAAAGCCTTACGATAGGCATCGGACGCACAGCCTTTCTTTTCTGCTCCATTCTGGCCTGCGCCAGGGAGTTCAGTAATCGGCATCGTTGTCGGCTGGGACAGCTGGGCATCAAGCTGCTGCTGGCGTTCCAGGCGGTCGATTTCCTTGCCGAGATTTACTACATCCGCTTCCATCTTGTCGTACCGGGCCGCGTCTTCCGCAGACACCATGCCGTTCTCATCACGGGCCGTATCCAGGAAGGCTTTCGCCGCATCCCACAGATTCTTGCGTTTCTCACGCAGTGCTAAAATCGTATCCATTATTGTCCTCCTTAATGAATGAGCAATGCCAGCCGGTTCTCCAGGAAAGCGGCTGGCACTTTCTGCAAGGGTTTCTTTGGTTTCAGTTTCTGTACAAAGGAATTCGTCACCGTGACCGGGCTGTAGAGCATGGCTTCCGGCTGTTCTTCATTTCCCTTCTTCTGGTCGAACAGGATTTCATCGGCAAAGCCCAGTTCCACAGCCTTCTTCGCGTTGAGCCAGGTCTCGTCATCCATCATGTGGGAAATCTTCGTGCGGGCCAGGCCGCTCTTGATTTCGTAGGCATTGATGATGCTCTCTTTGACTTCGCTCAGCATGCCGATGGTCTTTTCCATCTCTGCCTGGTCGCCATAGGCCAGGGTCGCCGGATTATGGATCATCAGCATGGCCACTGGCGACATACAGACCTTGGTCCCGGCCATAGCGATGACGGAAGCTGCCGAAGCAGCTAGGCCGTCAATCTTGACGGTGACGTTCCCCGGATAATCCATGAGCAGGTTATAGATTTGTGCGGCGGCAAAGCAGTCCCCACCCGGGCTGTTGATCCAGAGCGTGATGTCACCGCTGCCTGCGTTCAGTTCATCTTTGAACGCCTTCGGCGTCACTTCATCACCCCACCAGGTTTCGTCGGAAATCTGGCCGTCCAGGTAGAGCGTGCGATTACTGCCGAAAGAATCCGGTGCTTCGTTGGTCACCCACTTCCAAAATTTATGTTTCATTCGTTTCTCCCTTCTGGGCAAAGGCCCCGGCGTCCTTGAGCTTCGTCATGCTGCCATTGACAAGGTATAGATTACCGCCTTCTTCATCCGGCACGGGATTCATGTCTTCCATCTCCCGGATATCATTGGCGGACAGCCAGCCGTTCTGCCGGCCGATGCTGTACCCGGTCATGCGGCTCTCGTAATCGCCGCGCATGAGGCCGTTCACGTTGAACTTCAGGAAATACTGCTTCTTCTCTTCCGGCAGGAACAGGGCTTTCTGCATGGCCTGCTCCCAGCGGATGACCCACGGGTCAAGGGTGTATTTCACAAATTCCATGGACTGCTGCTCGATGTTATTGAAGGAACTTTTCTCCAGGTCGCCGATCATGTGCGGCGGGATGCGGTAAAGCCGGGCAATCTCATCGAGCTGGAACTTCCGCGTCTCCAGGAACTGTGCTTCTTCCGGCGGGATGCCGATCTGCTGGTACTTCATGTAGAGTAGGCAAGTGCCGCCGTGCATTGTTTCCAATGTCGGTTTGCACATGCCTCTCCCCAAACCGTGCTTACACCTCTCGATGTACACGGCTTTCCATTTACGCTCTTACGAATGATGGATTTTCTTATGGCATTCTCTACAAACGACAAGTGTTTTCCTTTTTCTTGCAATCATCGCCATTTCCCATTGCTCTTTCCCTTTAAGATTTTTCATTCTGTTGATGTGATGGATTTCAAAGGAAATTCCGTCACCTTCCGCACCGCATAATTCGCATTTACAAGCCTTCAACCTGGCTTCAAGAGAATTTCTTGTGTTTAAATGAATATGGTTCTTTACCGTATCAATGTTTGGTTCTTCAAAGACTTTTCCCCGTTTGAAGTTAGAGAATTTCACAATCATCATGCGCTTTTTCTCTTTCATCGTTTCATAGGGAACGCCCCATGATTTACCGCACTTGAACATTCTCTTTATGCCTGATATTCTGGTTTTATGCTTCTTAGCAAGTGTTTTCAGGCAACTGTATTCCATTAGATAAACGAAATACGTCAGCTTTGAGAAATTACTGGCAATGCTGTAATAATTACAGATTCCACGAGTCTGCGAGTTATAGGTATCTACAATTTCAAGGTCTGTAAGACCTGCCATCGAGTTTCTTTGCCATGGAATGAGACTGCCGTCTTTACCTTGGATGACAATCTCACGGTCATACATAAACTTCTCAATCCGCTCCATAGGAATAAGCAATTCTACAGAGTTATTAAGCGTCCTTTGTACAACCCCGTTGGTTTTCCTTTTGGATTCCTGACATCTGCGCACGTTGATGTCATATCCGAGAAAATGAGCGTTGTCGGAACTGTGCGTGATTTTTGTTTTCTCGTCAGACAGTTCCAGTTTTAATTTTGTTGCGACAAACAACGTAAGCTCCTGCTTTATGCTCTCCGCATCTTCACGGCTTCCGCTGACACCAATAATAAAGTCATCGGCATAGCGTACATAGGCAATTTTCTTGTCGGAAGCGTCCTTGTATGGCAATCTGCGCTTTTCCACTTCAAGCTTATGAATCTGTTTTAGCAGTTCTTTCTTTTCTGCTTCATCATCGCAATCACCGTAACGCTTTCTCAGCTTGACAATCTCTCTTACCTTTTTACCGTATGCAGGTGTATAGGCATATTCAGCAGACGCATTGAATTCCTGTTGCATGGCTTCTACTTTCTTATCCAACTCATGCAGATATATATTCGCAAGAATCGGGGAAAGTATGCCGCCCTGCGGTGTTCCGCTGTATGTCTTGTGGTATTCCCAATTTTCCATGTAGCCTGCTTTCAGAAACTTTCCTATCAGATTTATGAACTTGCTATCCTTGATCTTCTCGGAAAGCAGATTCAGCAGAACCGCATGGTCAATGTTGTCAAAGCACCCTTTAATATCACCCTCGATAAACCACTTCGTACTGCGGAACGAACGACTGATTTCTTTCAGCGCCGTATGACAGCTTCTATTTGGTCTGAATCCGTGCGAATGGGCACTGAAAACAGGCTCATAGATTGCTTCAAGTATCTGCCGTATCGCATCCTGTACCAGTTTATCTCTGAATGACGGAATGCCCAATGGACGCATTTTCCCGTTGCGCTTAGGAATGTAGACACGTTTTACTGTTTTTGGCTCATAGGTCAGGTTTTTCAGTTCATCAATAATCTGATTCACATATTCCTTTCCAAAACCATCAGCCGTATCATTATCCACACCCTCAGTTCCTGCGCCCTTGTTTCCGTAAAGGTTCTTGTATGCGGTCATGTAGATATCCTCTCGCAAAAGATACCTATAGAGCCGCGTGTAGATACCGTCTGAATGCTCTTCAGAATTTCCGTACATTCGCTTTAAAATTTCAGATGTTGGCTTCATCGAGGTTTCTCCTCCCTTTCATCTTTCCTTTTAGAGTTGCATAAACTGCGTTCCTTCGCCATGTAAGAGCCATTAACTCTCTCAGACTACTACGAACGCTCCGTACCCATAGGCGGTATTCAAGTCCTATAGACTATAGCCTTTCGGCATCCGTCTTTAGGGTATCCCCAGTTAGCGTCATTGCTTGGTATGCTCGGATTGTCGGTTCCGCTTTAGACCCTTTAACACAGGTTCTCCTGCTCGTGCCGTGACATTTGCAATCATGCTGTCTTTGAAGGATGTAAAGACAGCCGGTCACGGAATGGGTAATAGGCTAATTTCCCAATTCCCCTCGGAAATGGACACTCAGGTCTCACGTTCAGTAGATAACTTAAACCTCATATCCGATTGTTGTTGCGGTTCAGTCGTACCTTATAGCCTTTGGGTAACTTACCGCTTTCCTGCCGTGCTATGTTCCCGTATCAGCTTTCGCATTGCGGTAAAGCAGGTCAACTCACCCATGATTGTGGGTGGTAGTACCAAACACTACTATCAATGACGCCCGTCTGGGCGCACGCCTTCTTCCAGCACAGCTACCTTGTGGGCATTGCCCGTCCCCCGGTAGACAGCATTCCACGAATCCCGGACTTTGGCCGGGTCCTTCAGAACGCCGGGATGTTCCAGCACCCCGCTGGGACTGGCTCCGTTGGCAAAGAAAGACGCACCGTATTCCTCGCAGGCCATGGTCATGCCCACGGCATTGCGGGCCATGGCAATGGGCGAATAGCCGACCAGGCCGTCAAAACCAAGGCCGGGGATATGCAGTACATCTTCCTTCTGCAGGACCACCTGCCCGTATGGTTTGACATTCGGATTCTCATTACCCGTCTTGGTATACAGATAGAAAATCTGTCCCCGGTCATCCCGGCAGACGGTCATCTTGTCTGGACGCAGCGGATAGAGTCCCTGCACCCGTCCCAGGCGGTCCCGGATGATCTGGGCGTAGGCATTGCCCCAGATGAGCAGATGGCTCAT